TTTTCGGCGTATTCTTCTTCCATTTTGTGAAGCAGTTTCATGCCTTCAAGGCCCATAGATTGAATGAGCTTTAAATACTCAAGGCCTACACGCCTTCGCCCTTCGTCTAAGAGCGTGGTTTCATTCGACAGCGGGCTGTAGATTCTCGTTGCATCTAAAAGACGGGCCATGAAATGTCGTCCTAACGGACTTTCCATGACGTAACGCAACGCTTCCATATCCTTACTACGTATGGTTTCTTCTATGAGTTGCGCGGTTTTTCTTTCTTTTTCGTGCATTGTTACCTCATTCCTAGCCATTCTTGCATAGCGGGATTGCCGTCATTTGCCGCTTCTGTTGCGTTTTTAGCGGCGGCTGCAAGGTCCGGAGCCTGGGCAATGGCTGCTTGTTGCTGTGCTTGTGCTTCGGCTGCGGCCTGGGCTTCTTGGCGTTGTTTTTGGATTTGTTCTACCTCTTCGTCTGAACGGATCATGGCAGCCGGTACGCCTACTTGTGCTAAGTAGTTAGCAACCGCTTCCGTAAGGTTGACCTTATCGAGTACCGTTTGGTCGAACTGTGCGGCTTGTCCGATAAAGCCGATGCCTTGTTCGATAGACGTTAAGCCGCTCATCTTTTGTGCTTGGGCGAGCGGTGAGATATATTCGATCCTAAACTCTTCGCCTACAATGTCTTGCAGTTCTTCCGGGATATCCGGGAATATGCCGCTTCTATCCAGGATGTTGTAGACCCTTTCAAGGATACGGTTTAAGAATTCGTATTGAAGGCGTTCTACCACCGGGCCTAGTTGCTGCAATTTTTCCTGGTTACGGGCCATGACTTCCTGGGCCGTCATTCTGCCTTTGTCTAACTGGTCGAGCATTAAGAAGAGGTCCGAGGAATACGTTCGCTTTACTCTATCTTCTACTCGTTGGATTTTTCCTTCGAGCTCTCCAATCGCCAGTTGCCCCTGGAAAATAGGACGTATGGCTTCGTTGGGATCGTTTATGGCTGTCGTGCCGCCGGGAAAGAGATTGATGTTACCCACTTGCGACGGGGGGACCTGTAACGGAGGCTTTACGCCCATTTCAATGGCCGTAATGGCGTCTAGCTCCATTTGTTGTAGCATCTTGGCGTCCGGCAAAGCGTTCCAACCGGGGCCTGTTGCGTAGGCTTCCGTTCCTTTTACGGTATAACGGGCAATGGGAACGGGCCACTCTTCAAATCCTGTGACCGCCAGGCATTCATCTTCGTTTGAGTCTTCTACCCAGTAGGTCGATGTGAACGGCATCTTTTTGTTATTAAGCTTGTTTGGGTCGCTATCTTCGTTCTTTTCGACGAGCCAGCATACCGTATGGTAGTTTTGGTGGCCGCTTCCGTTATCGTATGACTGCTTAACGGTCATCGGGCAATTGTCATATCCAAATTGCTTTACGATTTGGTTTACGGTCATTTTAGCTCTTCTAGCAAAGGTTGAAACTCTTCCTGCTGCATCACATGCAAGGGCGTATGTTCCAATGGTGTACGGGACGAATGTCACCGTGCCGCCTTGCGAAAAAATCCCCAGGGCCGCTTGGCCAAAGGGAAGTTCTGAATAACACTGGTGTATAGCGTTGTAGAAGTTTGAGCCTGACAGCACCGATTCCATGATATCGGCCCTTGTATCCAGGAACCGTTGTACGCCTGTGTCATCGGCCAAGTCCTTATTTCCGATGCCAAATCTAAACCAGCGTCTAGACGGCGGTGTAAGTCCCGATTGAACGCCTGCTGCAAAGGTATCGCGGGCTTCTTGAATAACGCCTGTAAAGATTTCTTCGTCATGAATAACGGGTTTTCCTGCCGTGTCATCGTCAAATAAGCCGTCATAGGGAAGTTCATAATCACGGATTAACTTCCACACTCTTTCCCAGGGTCTACGGGCTTGAAACAAGGCGTTAAAACGCTGCACGAGCTTTCTTTTATCTTTGCACGTGTTCGGCCTTACCGTCTTTTTATTTTCCGTCGGGCTTCTAGCGAGTTCTGTTTTTATTTCTTTTCGCATGTTTTTCTCCTTATCCCAATGTATTTTTGCCATTGGTCGTTCCTAACGCCGTATCTATAGCCGTGCGGGTGCTTTGGAAGCCACGTTTTTTACGCTGCTTTTCGACGCTATCGGCTGTTCCTTGGTCGCCGTTATTTACGGCCTGTACCGTAGGATCCGGTGTTTTAAATTCGGGAGATGATGTGCTTCCACCGAATAATCCTTTTAATCCACACATTTGGTATTACCCCTTTCTAAATGGATTGTATTTTGTTTGTGCTGCCTGTTGCTGCCGTGTTCCTTTTAGTACCGGCAGCGAAAATGTTAAGGCCAGGGCGTCTGCTTTATTAGGTGACGGTACTCCGCGGGCCTTCATATGGTCTTTACTTTCCAAGATAATTTCGCCTTTTTCGTTTACGGATGCTTCCGGGCCTATGAGGTCATCTCTTAACACGTTGTCATCGGGAAGAACGCCGCCATTTATTAGCCAGTCTTTCATTTTCCCCCAGATTTCAGCTCGTTTATTGGCAAATCCTTTTGTTCCGGACTTTCCGCCGAAAGCAACTAGCTTCCAATTTCTTCCCATGGTTACGCCGAACGAATAAAGTCCTGTTCCGTAGCCTTGGTCGATAAAGACCGCATCCGCTTTATATTCATCTTCGAATCCCGCCAATATAGCTGCCATGGCTCCGTCGTTATCGTTTTTCTGATATTCGCCTAGAACCTTGCTGTAAAGGCCTTGGCGCATGATAATTACGAATTGGTCGCTTCCCGTCCATGCCGGGTCAACGCCTATAATGACGGGTGCAAAGCTATATTCAGCCGGTCGGAGCGTCCTTTTTGTGGCCGCATCCACTATATCTACGCCTATATATTGAGCGTCAGACGATGACGGGAATTCGCCACGTACACGGACTTTAAAGAAGTCTGAATCTTCGCCGTATTGATTTTTCCATTGTTCTATTTGAGCTTTGTTAGAAATGGCCACGTCCCTGGAGTCTATTTTCTTCGTGTCCCAGTAATTACGGTACTTTGTAAAGCACGAATGAAACCTTCCCACGTTACGGGTAGGGTTCCCATAGCAGCACCAGATGATTTCCGTATTCTTATCCGTCAAAGCGCCTTCTGCAACTTCCCAAATGCGATCGTCTATAGCAGAGGCTTCGTCGAATATGATTAAAATCCTTCGGCCTTGGTTATGAAGACCGGCAAAGGCTTCGGTATTTGTGACGGACCAGGGGATGGCGTCAATACGCCAGGTCCTTTCATGCTCCGCTTCGATTGAAAATATTGCCGTAGCGGTGTAGGTAAATAGTTCTTTACCAATGAATTTTCTATGCCATTTGGCAAGTTCCGCCCAGGTCTTGGTTCTTAATTGGGCTTCGGTATTGGCGGTTACGACACCTCTTGTATCCGGGTGAGTTGATATGGCCCATAAGATAACCCATGCAACAAGACAACTTTTTCCTATGCCGTGGCCTGATGATACAGTTTGACGAATTACTGTATCCGGAGTTTCCAGTCCTTTTGCAATTCTTTCAAGTTGTTCTAACTGCCATTTTTGCGGCTTTTGTCCCTTTAATTCCGGGTCGTTATCCCAATCGAATGCAAAATATACCCAGGCTACCGGATCGTGAGTTAAGCGGCCTAAACAGTCCATGAGCTTATATGCTTCGTCTTTATTCACTAGCCGCTTCCCCTCTCTTCTTTAAGGCCTGTTGCAAACGCTCCGATAAGTCCATATTTGCGTTTATTTCAACGCTTCCGGTTAATTCCGTTTGTTGCTTTTGTTTCCAATCGTCCGGTGCAAGGTTTGTGAGGATGAAGGTTGCAGCCTTCGTTTCCGGCGGGACAAAGATAAGTTCGTTTTCTATCTTTTTGGTGACTTGCTTACCTACTACCTTGTCGTCTTTAACGATGTCTACGGTTATGGTCTCTTCTTTTTTCGGTGCCGTTTTTTCAATGCCAATGGCTCGCTGGAACAGCGCGTTTTCAACGACCGCTACGCAGTAGTCTTTGCCTATCGAAAGTGCCTCCGAAAACTCCGGATGTTTTTTTGTCCACTCGTAAAGCGTTGATTCGGAGATGCCGATGTAGGCTGCAATCTCATCGTTATGCCATCCTTTACGGCATAGGCTTTTAATAACTTCCAGGTTTTGGGCTGTATGAAACTTTTTCCAGGTCGTTGAACGACGCCTTATATTAATGTTTT